TACGTGATGGAGTTCGCCCCGCCCATGGTGGCGCCGTCCCGGCTGCTGACCCTTGACGACCTGAAGCGCCGCGGATTCGGCGAGGCCGTGCTCTCCAAGAGCACCCCGGCTGAGCGCGCCCGCGCGATGCAGATGAAAGACCTGATTGACCTGGACGCGAGAATCATCCGGCGCGAGGAATGGATGTGTGCCCAGGTGATGATCAACAACGCCGTGGACCTGGTCGAGTACGCAGACAACCAGGCGGTGGGCATCGCGCGCCGGCTGCAGTTCTTTGACCAGGCGACCACACACGCCTTCACGCGCGCCAATCAGTGGGACGCCGTCAACGGCGACATGATGGGCGATGTGATGGCCATGTGCGACCTGCTGATGGAGCGCGGCCTGCCGGCCAATGATCTGGTGATCGGCGGCGAGGTGGCCAACTTCATCCGCGACAACGCGACCATCCAGGCACTGCTGGACAACCGGCGCTATGAGCTGGGCAACATCAAACCCCAGGAAATGTACCCCGGCGTCGCCTGGATGGGCCAGCTGAACTTCGGCGGCTACATCCTGGACGTGTGGGTGGCCCGTGAGACCTACGTCGCCGACAATGGCGCCTCCACCCTCTACTTCCCGACCGACGCCGCGATGGTGACCGCGCCCAAATGCGGCAGGCTGCTTTACGGCGCTGTGACCCAGATCGAGCCGGACAAGCAGTTCCACACCTTCGCTGAGAAGCGCGTTCCCAAGTTCGTGGTGAACGAGGACAAGGACATCCGCAAGCTGCGCCTGGCTTCCAAGCCGCTGGCCGCTCCCGCGAACCTGAGCCCCTTCATCTACGCCGCGGACGTGACCTGATAGAAAGGAAACGGAACCATGCGAATCAACCTGACGCAAGGCGCATACCGGTACCGGCCTGAAGGAGAGAAATCGGCGGTCGTCGCAAAAGCCGGCGACCCCGGTTTCGACCTTCCTTCCGACGAGGCCGCGCGCCTGGTTGCCCTGGGCGTGGCCGAATACACCAGCGGAGAAGTTGCAACAGCCCAAATTCAAGCGCAGGGAGAAAGCGCGGGTGAACCATTGCCCGAAGAAGAAGGCGCAGGAACGGCCGGAAAAGAGCCCCCTGCGTATGACGCGGGCATGAAGGCTGCGCAGCTGCGCGACCTCATGGGCGAAAATGGCATCCCCTTCAAGGTTGGAATGACCAAGGCTGACATGGTGAAGGCTCTGGACGCTTTCTTCGGGGAAGAGATGACAGAAGACGGCGACGGGCTTGTCCTGGAGGCAGAGCCGCCCGTGATCTGAGGGAGGGCCTATGAACGACTACCTGCGAATTGACGTATCCTCCCTGCAAGGGAAGCTGGACGCATTGAAGGCGACGCTTTCAACCGGGCAGTACCAGATGGTGCTGTACCGGGCGCTCAAGCGCACGGCAGAGCAGGTAAAGACCGCGACAGCCCGGGAAGTGCGCCAGGATTACCACATCGCTTACGGCGCCGTGCTCAAGACCATCAAGAACCCTGTCGTCTCCAAACTGGCCAACGGCGTGAACGCTTACCTGAACATCTCAAAGGCCAGGGAGAAGATCGGCGGCGGAGGTTTCTCCTACGTGTCCCGCGGCGGGCTGGCGGCGAAGATCGTCAAGACGGGAAACAGCCGGCTACCCACCAAGGGTGCACGGCCGCACTTCGCAGTCAAAAAGAAGAAGCAGGTGTTCGTCCGCAGGGCGACCGCCGGCAAGACCTGGATCACTACACAAAAAACAAAGGCGGGCACGGTGTACCACGTCGCCAAGCAGCCGATCTCCCCCGGCGTGGGCATCGGCATCCCGCAAATGCCCATCACGCGCTCGGCCGGCAAGATCCAGAATTTCGCGATCCTGAAGCTGGGAGAGCGCCTGGAGCATGAACACGACGTCATCATGAGAAAGATCGTTTAGGAGGGGAGAGAACCATGAAAGTACAGATGGTCGGCGCGAAGCCCAAGTTCAGCATCACACTGCCCGACAGCTACGCGATGCGGCTGATCGAACAGGGAAAGGCGGTCCCGGTACGCCAGGAAGCGAAGCCCGCACCGAAGAAGGGAAAGGCGAAGGAACCGGCAAAAGACGGTGAATAGCCATGAGTTTTCTTGACAAGGTCCGCCAGGACATTGACCGCGTCTTCATGCAGCACTTCGCGACAGCACACCAGTGGAATGACCGTGAGATCCTCTGCGTGGAAGACGACAGCATCGTCGAACGTGCCCGAGGAAGCAAGGCGGAGATCAGCTACGACGCCAACGCCCGGGAGATCGGGCTGTTCGTAGCCGAGGACCAGCTCGAAAGGCTTCCGCAGATGCAGGAAACGGTGTTCTACGACAGGCAGTCCATGACCGTGACGAGCATTGACACGGATGACGGAATGCTGGAGATCATCCTGCGCGCGAACCTGGCAAGGAGGGTGACCGGATGAGCAGCACGAGGAAGCGCTTGAGCGCCTTGCGGGAATGGACTGATGACCGGTTGTGCAAAGGCCGCAGCATGAAAACGCCGGGAGAAACGGACTTCAGCGTGGTGTACACGCAGCCGCGCGTCTTTGTGGCGCTATACCCCTGGCGGCTGACGGAGGCAACGGAGTTCAGCATCGCGCCCAGCATCCTGATCATCCCCGACCTGTCCCCCGCCCAAGACCCGCGCACCTACGCCTATGACAAATCCGAAGGCGCCATCCGCTCAAGGGACCTGGGGGCACAGCTGAACGTCCGGATGGTCTTTTGCGTCTACGAACCCGGGGAGCGCCTTTCTGAACTGCAGACCTCTCACAACCCGGTGGAAGACCTGATGGAAGTCAGCAACAGCGGATTCTATACCCTGACGGACTGGGTCGATGAAGCAGTGGAACAGCTCCTGCGCGATAAGAGCATCCCAGGCAGCGATTTGTTTGTGTATGAAGACACGATCCGCTGGGCGCCCATGATGCAGGAAGACGCCATTGTGGACCAACGCCCGCTTTACTACGCGGTGCTGCAGGCCGGCTTCGGCGGGAAATCGCTCCGGCGCGAGTCCAGCACCATCGACGACCTATTGAAATAACAGGAGGAACAGCAAATGGCATACATTCACGGCGCCTATGGCGACGTTGTTGACAACAGCATCAGCACTGCGGTCGAGGCGGAAAACGTGCCGGTCTACATCGGCACGGCTCCCGTCCACCAAACGGCAGGCGGTGACACCCGGGTCAACAAGCCGGTGGTGCTCACCAACCTGGCCCAGGCGATCCGGCTGATGGGCTACTCCGAGGACTGGGCGTCCTACACCCTGTGCGAAGCGTTCAGGGTCCATTTCGCGGTCAAGGGCGTCGGCCCGATCGTCGTCATCAACGTGCTGGATCCGGAAGACCACGCAGCGGTCGCAGGCGGCACCGCGGACAAGACCCCGTCCAATGGACGAATCATCCTGGACAACGCGGAGGACGCGGTCCTGGACAGCGTCGCGATCGAGACTAAGGACGAACCAGCTGTCCCGAAGGTGCTGGGCACGGACTACACCATCGCCTACGACTATGAGAACAAGCGCATCATCATTACTTCCATCGGCGCCGGACTGGGAACCGCCGAGCTGGCCGTTGCCTGGGACAAGGTGGACCCGAGCCTGGTCGACGCGGCTGACGTAATTGGCGCATCGGACGGCGAAGGGGTCAACACAGGAATCTTCGCGGTCAAGGACGTCTACCATCTGACCAGCAAGGTTCCCAGCCGCATCCTGGCGCCCGGCTTCTCCTCCGACCCGACCGTGCGCGCGGCCATGCTGGCCATCTCTGTCAACATCAACGGGCACTTCGATGCGATGATCTTCACCGACATCCCCATCGTGGACAACGCCACGCCTGTGACTCTCGCCAGCGCAGCCACCTGGAAGACCAGCAATGGCTACGATGCGGACAACGAGAAGACCTTCTTCCCGCTATGGAAGGGCACCGACAGCCGCTATTACCACCTGAGCGTCCTGTTCTGCGCGAACCTGATGAAGCAGGAAGCGGAAAGCGACGGGCTGCCTTATCACACCGCGAGCAACACCGCCGTTGGCATCGCTGGCGCGCCGTACTTCGGAGCCGAGTCCACCCTGCTGATGGACGACGAGCTGGCCAATGAGCACCTCAACAGCAACGGCATCACGACCGTCGCCTACCTCAACGGCTGGGTACTCTGGGGCGCACACCTGGCGAGCTATACCCAGAGCAACGCCACCAACATGAACATCGCGGACACCAACCTGGCGATGCTGCAGTACATCACCAACCAGTTCCAGATCCGGCGCATGCCGGATATCGACGACCCGATGAGCGTCAACCGGATGCGGCAGATCGTGTCAGAGGAGCAGAGCATCCTGGATGCGTTCATCTCCGTGGGCGCGCTGATCTACGGTGTGGTGCAGCTGGACCTGACCAACGCCGAGGAAGACATCCCCAATGGTGATTTCAGCTTCAAGTTTGACGTTACCACCACGCCGCTGACCAAGAGCCTGAGCGCGTATGTGTCCTACACAGAAGCGGGTCTGGCGACATTCTTCGAAGTAGAGGGGGCTTAAACGATGAAGAAGATCATGTCTAACGTCGTCGACCAAAAGATCCTGGACGGCAACCGGGAAGTGGAAGACGTCACCAGCATCACGCTGCCTGACATCGAACACGTCACCACGGAACTCGACGTGGCAGGCATGTCCGGAAAGCTGAACATCCCTGACCCGACCAGGCTGGAGGCGATGGAGATCTCCATCGCGCACAACAACGGCGTGAACAGCAAGGTGCTCAACGAGCCGCGCGTGCACAAGTTCGAGTTCCGGCTCGCGCTGCAGATGATGAACGTGAGCAAAGGCGAGATCGAGTACAAGAGCATGAAGTACCGTGTGCATGCCGCCTTTACCAAGGTGAGCAAGGGCGAGGCCAAGACCGGCAACCCGCTGGGCGCGACCAACTCCTACAGCGTGTACCGCTATGAGGAAGAACAGGACGGTGTGGTGATCACCCTGATCGACCTGCTCAACAACATCATCCGCATCAACGGCCAGGACTACAACAACGTCATCAAGAAGATGTTGAACTGACCGGCAGCGCCGGGGGCATCCGGAATCCCCGGACCCCCGGCGCATCCAGCGAAAGGATCAAGGCATGAAAAAAGAAGAGGACGCAATCCAGGGCGAGGCCCAGGAGCAGGAAAAGAAACAAAGCGAGCCTTCGGCAGAGGAGAAACTGCAGCATTTCCGGGAGGCCATGCGGTCAGTGGAGAACGGAAAGCTGAAGCTGGCCAAGCCCATCCTGTCGGGCGGTGAGGAAAAGACGGAGATCATCTACGACTTTTCAAAGATCACCGGAAAGCAGTACCTGAAGGCCATGGACGTGGGCGCGCCGAGCCGGGACATGAACAATATCACCAATACACAGGCGTTTGAACTGTTCCTCGCCGCGGCGGGCAAAATGAACGAAGGCCTGGACGTCATCGACCTCAGAGAAAGGATGGCCGTGGACGACGTCCTGCAGGCCACGAGGATCGGAAAGCTTTTTTTCGCATTCAAGGCGAACGAGGGCGATACGCGTATGCAAAAAGCGTAATGCACGTTGGCCTTTTCTCAAACACCCCGTACACGGTGCTTATGGATATGCCCGTGCATGAATATTTAGAGTACGAACTACTGATCCTGGAAGAAGCGGAACGGCGCAAGGAGGAAAGCGGATGACGATCATCTACAACGGGGCCGACATCACCAGCCTGGTGCCGGTATCGTCCGCGTTCTCCCTGGACCATGACGGATCCTGCGCAGATTCCCTTGAAGTGACGTTTTATGACAGCAAGCAATGGCATGGCGGCTGGAAACCAGAGTTCGATGACGCCATTGAGATACGGGAAGCGAAGTACACGACAGGCCTGATGTACGCGGACATGATCGAGCCTGATGAAAACGGATACACCATCATGGCCAGAAGCACTCCACGGATCGCCCGCAGCCGCGCATATGCTGGGTACAACCTGATCACCCTTAAGCAGATGGCTGAGAAAGCCGCGGGAGACCTCGGCATGAGCGCGCGGTTCTGGGGCGCCACCGTCAACGCCCTGTACCGGCGCGTG